TTAAATTTTCTTTTAGCTTCCGCTTTAACTGAAGCATATAATTTTGCATTTTTTGGTTTTGGGGAACCTGTTGATTTTTTCTTTGCTGCCATTTGTATGCTTCCTTTATTTCTTCTATCGTTCTACCGCATCCTATACAGATATCGTCTTCTAGTGTACAAACACCGATGCAGGGTGTTAAAATTTTCCTACCCATTTACCTGCTGCCCACGCTAACAATCCTGCAAAGAATATTACAATTATAGCAGCTATTCCGTAGCCTACGTATTCCATTATCTCTTGTCTACGTTTCTCTGCCATCTTTTCTTGATAGCGTCTTGACTTACGTGCTTCTGCTTGGAAGGCTTGCCAATCTTGCCAAAGTCCGGGTCTGCCTAAGTAAATCATTATCTTCTTGAGTTCTTCTTCTTTTTCTTTTATCTGCTCAAGAGCCATGAACTCTTCTAAGTCTGAACCACCTACACCTTTAGCTTTCTTTTCTTTCGCCTTCTTCTCTAGTGCTTCTTTAGAAAATACAAAATCACTTATATGTTTTGCACATCCACTTAGTTCTTTGCCGTTGGATACGAATTGTTTTATAACACTGAAAGCAGCATTAGCTGCAGCTAGTTCTGCTAACATTTTATTTTTTCCTCATAGGTTTGCAGTATGCTGTTATCTGTAAATTAGGTCCTTCCTTTTGTGGAATTGTGGGTTGCTTGTGTAACCTCTCTGCAAAATACAAGCATCTATCTATATCTTCGAAGGTTTGTGTTTGGTCTACTACTCTTAATCCCATCATAAACACTAACACAAACTCAATCATTAGTTAACAAAGTCTAGTTCTAACTGTTCCTCTGTTGGCTTTTCTGTGTGACATTTGCAAGTACACTCGTCACAATCGCAATCATAACATTTGCAAGTTTCGCATCTACTTTTTCTTTTTTCGCTCATGTGCTTTCTTTATACAAGTTGTTAAAAGTTATTGAGGGGTCTAAGTAAGTCTCGTGTGATTCTGCAGAATGTGTATGCTGTGAAGGAATAAAATCAGGTGCTCCTTCTCCAGTTCTCCATAGTGCAGGACTTGTTGCTCTAACTCTGTTGTTTGGTAGAGCTACCACGTTACCTGTCCATTTACCCGCATCAGTTAAATATAGTACATGAGATTGTTTATGCTGTGAAGGGTCATCCGCAATATCATTGTCTGTATAGTCAACTGTAAATAAATACTTACCTTGATGAAACTGATTATCAATCTTACATAACCATGGAGAAGAGCTAACCCTATCCATAACTACAACACTGTGTGTTCTTGATTCGCAATCCCATGGTTGGCACAAATGGTCTTCCATAGGTTCTGCCCATTCCTCTACAGGTATATCTGCGACCAGGGCTTGTATAGGCATCCTTGCCCACATTGCTCCTCCATGAATATTCTCATCAGGACCATCTTCTCTGTCTATTTCGCAACCAGTAAAAACAACTTGGAAGCTTAAAGACCTATCTGGGATTGTGTTTACGGCTATTACCATTGCATGAAGGAACTCTCCATGGTATCTTTGGTGATTACAGGTAAACTCCCTACGCACCCAACACTTAAAATGGGGTACGTTACTTATGAGATACGACATTATTACTTACGTCTGATTGCCCCACCTCTGGCATAGCCCTTGGTCATTTTAGAGCCACCGCCCATCATCTTTGTCATTTTAGCTCCGCCTCTAGCATAGCCTTTAGTCATTTTCTTTTTAGCCGCTTTTTTCTTCATAGCCATGGTTATCTCCTTATACTGCTATTTCTTTTTTCTTTTGCTTTCCCAGCAAATCCATATTTTTGTATGGGGTCGTCTTATCTATGTTCTCAGGATGTTTTTCTTTAATACCAAGCCCAAGTCCTAAGAATGAATCTTTTTTTGCTTTTCTAAATTTTTTTAAATCTTTTTGGTATCTGTCCTTTGGTAACATAAATTCTTTAATTGGCATTTTAGATTGTTCTTTTGTTGGCTTTATAACTTTTGTAGGCATATCAAAGCTATCTAACAGTTTACCTTTTAAACGACTTAATTTAACTCCCCTTTTTCCTATATCAGGAGCAAACTCGCTCATTCTTTCTCCGCCAGGAAAATACTTACCTCCATCAGGTAATTCAATCATGCCTGCACCCTTTTTTAATCTAGGGACGTTAGTAGGCAGTTCCATTATGTGCTTTGTCTTCTTCATGATTTCATATTCTTAGTAATAGCTTTTTGTCTAGCTGTTTCGTAACCAGACATTTTTCCATCCTTATTTAAGTCTCCGAGTAAAGCACCCTTCATTAACCTTGGTACGTTAGTTGGTAGTTCCATAATTGGTTTCTTAGGAGGTGCTTTAGGTGTTGTATTATTTGTCACCCCTTGATTTTGAAACATTTTAATAACTTGTGCATCAGACATTGATTTAGGTAGCCCCATTCTAAGTCTGTACATATCAGCTAAATCTTTTTTGCTATTATCTGTACGCAATTTCATTTTACTAGTATCAATTTTATTATCTTTTCCAATTCTACTAACAGCATTTCTTGACTCAGTCATAGATTTTCTATCTGTGGCTTTCTTTAAATCTTTATTTTCGATTTGTTCCATTACACTGGTACTCCTAGTTTAATAATGCGTGCTATCAGTCGCTCCGCTCTTGCAGTTGTTTGCTTATGCCATCTGGAATCTTCCATCTCATCTGCCGCCTTCATCCAATCTCTATCGTTTACTGCAGCAATAAAGTTTTTAAATTTGCTTAATCTTGGTCGTCCTAATTGAAAACACATATTAGCAATTACTAATTGTGCCTCAGAAGGTAAATCATCGAAGTCAGAGAATATATCTTTACAGTCATTTAGTGTAATTGCTATATCTCGTGAGAACCAGTCATTAACTTGCTCATGTGAGACTCTCGTTCCTGCAGGTTTATCATAGTACTCTTCATCCCACTCAGTAATGAGATGCCCGATACCTCCCGTTAAATGCCCTAACGAGCAGTGGTACGTTTCATATACAACGCCTTCATCATTAGCTATCTCATCCTGTAGTGTAATTAAATTCATTAGTTGTTTACTTTCCTTGACGTTGTACTAATCATGTGCTCTAAGTGACTTACTAAAATCTTTCTCATATTCTCTGCTCTTTGTCTGTTAGTAAAAGAGTATTCACGGATATCATCATTACTTATCTTGAGAGAGAATGTATAAAAAGCTCCTTGTTTTATAACACTAGAAGCACTGCCGTTGGCTACTCTAGCAGGATTAATTAATGTACCAAAGTTTGTTTCAATTATGTTTGACATTTACTTATCCTTATTTTTTCTTGAACATCTTTGCGGCTTGTCCAACTCCCTTGATTCCAAAGCTTGCACTAATTGCAATATATAAGAGGTACTGATACCACTCTGGCAAAGTTGCCAATATATCAAATCCTTCTTTAACATAGTCTTTCATCCCAGGTACAAAAACTAATATTGCTGGAGTAAGTAAGACAACTAACGCAAATTCGTCTTTCCAAGAATCCACTGTAGCATCAGCCATCTTGCTTTCCCATTGGACCTCGCCAGCCGCAACTTTTTCTGCAACAGTAGCACGAGCACGAGCCTCTGCAACTTTAGCTTGTCCTTCAGCTTTTGTTTTCTCAACTTTGTTTTCAAACCATGTACCAGCTAAATTAGCTATAGGTCCTATCAACGCTGTGAGCATGTACAATCCTTTTTATTAAATCTGCTATCTATCCATACCTTGCCGTAGTACAATATAAATAACCATAGTGTAAAAAGAGCACCTTCTAAGTAAGATAAATCATTCCACGCATCTAATACCATGTTTTCCATTACTTATCTCCCTTATGTTCGTGTCCCATCCAAATGCCAAAGACACCTGTCATTACACCCATTACAACGGATACAAATGCTGATTGACTAGCTGTTGGTGCATCTAAATCCATAAACCATTCCGCACATCTCCATGACATTACTGTACTAGCAAGCATCATACATCTTGGCAGTATTTTCCATTTCAAAAACTGCTCAACGGTTACCATTAAATTCTACCTTGAGATTTACGTAGTAATCTTACGTACCTCATGTAAAAAGCACTGCTTATATTATTAAAAAATTTAAATAGCCTAAAGTTTAATTCTATTAGCACTTCCATCTTCTCCTTGCTTGCCTTAAACGACTATTAGGATTCTTAGCCGCTTTTGGAAACTGTTTCATTTGACCAGCACTTCTAGCACAAAAAGACTTTCTTCTCTTTGCTGCTTTACTACCTGGTTTTACTTTACCAGTGACTGCAGTCTTTAATTTACTACCCGGGTTCTCTCTACGGTACTTAGCTACACCTTTTTTGGTCATACCCGCTCCAGACTTAGTTGGTCGCTTATGTCCTCCCTTTATAGTGTGTCCTTTCATACCTGCCATTATATACTCTTTTTATCAATTCTTTTATCAGCTACATCAATACATGTATACTTCATAGCTACATACCCAGGCATATATTCTGGTAATTCTCTTGCTATTTGATAAGCTCTTTGTATACATTGTGTCTTTTCTTGATAGGGTCCATTTAAATCTTGTAATTGTTGGCAAAAATTAGGATTAGTTGCTAAACACGCTAGTACCATAGTTTCAAACATTGCAATTCCTAAAATAATGGGCGAGACCGACATTAGTATAATCTCGCCCTAAACTTGAGTAACTGCATCGAACCCCGCAGGAATAAGTACAGTATCAAGCTGCTCTGTGACGATAGAGATTACTCTCTATACGTACTGCGACATACCCTCCGCTACCAATGCCTTTTCTATATCCTCAACGCTGAAGTCTTTCCCAGTACGTCCTTTTAAAGCCGCACGTATGTAAATAACGTGATGGCTTGGTATGTGTGTTTTAAATCTACCATATTTCTCATACTCATAGCAGATTTGCTCTAATAAAGAACCAAATTTTGGTTGTGCAGTCATAATACACATATTATACCACATAATTAAGAAATTGTACAT